TGCGGCAGATCCCGTGGAGGAAGGTCAGCTCCTTCTCCTGGCCCTCATCAGCCAGCCGTGGGAACAGGGCTTTCACATCATCCATGGTGACCTTGCTGGTGCTGTAGTAGCGGTTCATACGAATGCGGCTGAACAGCTGGGCAAAACGGGCCTCCTGCTTGCCCACCATCCTGGCATAGACCTCGGTGTTGCCGATTAGTGCGATGCCCACGCCAGGCTGCCCGGTGATAGGGTTGGGATCGGCCCAGGCCCGGATCTCTTCCAAGGCACGCAGTTGGAGGTGCTGGGCCTCATCAATGATGATGACCTTGTTGGTGCCTTCCAGCTTTTCCCGGATGGTCAGCATCAACTCCAGCTTGTTCCGGCTCTCCGGCACCCGCAGCGCCCGTGCGATCACCTTCAGGAGATTGCCCAGGGTGCCGATGCTGGGGGTGGCCTGGATATACACGCTGGCGGCGGGGTTCTCCCGAACGAACTTCTCCGCCCCCTTGGTCTTGCCGATGCCAGCGTCACCGTGGATGATTACCATGCCCTTCTCGATCTGGCAGTAGCGGATCAGCTTGCATACGTCCTCCGAGATGGAGGTGGGGATGTAGTCCTGGCTGGGACGGTAGGGAATAGCCCGTTCACTGCTGGCCTCCTGCTCCTCCTGGGTGCGGAAGAACTCCTCCAGCTTGCTCTCCAGGGCCACGATGTCGCCGTTGTCGTACATACTGCGGCGGTACTGGCTCAGGGCCGTCTGGCTCAGACCCATCATAGGGGCGGCCTTGGCCTGGCTGATGCCCTTCTCCTTCAAGAACTGCTCCACCTTCGCCTGAAGTTCGCTGTTGTAAGCCTTACTCATTGTCAAGCCCTCCATTTCGTTTTAGTGCGTTACGGTTCATAACATCCAGATCAGGGCCGCCGACCACCGCCTTCAGGAGCGGTTCCTCGTCAGGCCGCTGAAGTTCCAACACCTTGGGGTCTGCCTCCGGGATGATCCTGGCCGTCTTGCTGGCGTGAGCCTGGGCCATGACCAGTTCCAGGGCGGTTCGCTTGCCGAAGGCCGGGAATGCGCTGACCTGCAGGGCCTCCTTGGTGATACGCTCCATGCGCCGAACTTTGCCCATGGCCGCCTTGACATCCTCCTTGCTGGCCCCGTAGGTGAGAACGGCGGTGTTGTCCACCGGGACGGTCATAATGAAGCGATCCTGCAGGTCGTAGACCCGAACCTCGCTCAGATCGTCGGGGTCGTAGCGGAAATATACCTGCTGCCCCAGGAGGTTTATCAGCATATCGTCGTTCCAGTAGTCCAGCCGCTGCCCCGCAATATCCAGGTGAACGCCCCTGCGGGTGACCTTTTGCGGTCGGGCGCTGCGCATCAGCATCAGGTTCAGATCCTCGGCACTGGCCACCCGCTTTTTATGCAGGTTTTCGTTGAACACCTGCTGCCGGGGCTTGCCCTGATCCTCCTGAACCTCGCCCCCATAGGGCTGCTGGTTGAAGTACCAGTCCAGAAGTTCCTCCACAGTCTCGGTAAAGGTGGAGTCCAGCGGGATCTCGCCGTTCTTCAGAACGTGCTTTAACCGCTCTGGCTTCTCCAGCACATTGCCGCCCGTGAAGGTCTCAAACAGGCGGGAAAGGTGGTCTTTTATATCCCGGAACCGCCGCTCGATGATCTTGGCCTTGGCGTTGCGCACGATGGCGTTGGTCATCTTGATCCCCAGGCGCTCAAATACCGGGGGTGGCTCAAACCGCTCTTTCCCGTCCTTGGGCTTCTTGGCCCGGTGGCCCAAGCCGCCGATGTCAAAGGTCAGGAACTCCCGGCCATTGTCCACATAGATGTTTTCCGGGATGCCATACTTCAAAATGCCCTTGCGCAGTGCGATCAGCGTTGACTGACTGCTGGGGGCCGTGGTGACATAGCACCCGGTGAAGATCCCGCTGCGTGCATCGAAAAAGGCCGTCAGGTACAGGCGGTGACGCTGGCCATCCTTGCCCATCGTGATGATGTCGAAGGTGTGGTTGTCGGCGATCCACCACTCGTTGCTGGCCATGCCCTCGTATGTGCGCCGGATGTAGGGGGCGCAGCGGTCTCTGAAGGCTTTTTCTCCTTGACGGCCCAGCACCTCCACTGCCTCCGGGATGTCGCTCTGCACCCTACGGTAGAAGCTGCTGTAGCTGGGCATATCAGGTACCAGGTCGGGGAAATCGGACTGCGCCCAGATCTTGGTATATTCATAGCACCGCTTGATTGGGTGCTGGCTCTCATCCAGATAGAAGCTGAGAAAGGCTTGCCACAGGGTTTCATCAATGGTGCTTTTGCCCTTTTTCCACTTACCCCGCTTGTCAATCAGGCCATCATAATCCTTCTCCTTGATGGCCTTCCAGCGGCGGTAAAGGGTATCAATGGAAATCTGCAACTCCGGGTGTTCCAGCTTACAGAGCAGCACAAACTGCTCATCGACCTTTGCTTTGTTGGCTCCGGGCTTCTTGCGGTAGTCCAGCCAATCAGACACCAGGCGCATCCAGAAGGCGATGGCCTCCCGTTCCTCGGCGGTGTAGTAATCCAGGGGCTTCTTGGGTGGTGTTCCATCACCAGACAGCTTCTGCGCCAAGGCCACAGCCGAGGGCTGCTTCTGTTGGTCAAAATACCTCTGCTGGTAGGGTTCGGCCAGGGCGCTGACGGGGAAAACCCACTCCAGGGTATTTCCTCCATTGTCCTGCTTCTGGCCTTGGATCTTCCCGTCCTTGGCCATCCTGCGGATATATTGAGAACTGCAGCCCATCAACTCGGCTACCTCGACCACCTTCAACATGGGTTCCATTGATGTCACCTACCTTCCGACCTGCCTCATCAGTTCCGGGAGGTCATCCCCGGCAAGACCGCCCGTTTGGGCGGTTTCGGCTAATTACAATAACGGTGGATCTGACTTATGGCGAATTGAACTTCATCGGCATCTTTGGCATCCACCAGGGCATCAACAAAAGTTGCAACAGAGTCGAACCAGCTCATGTAGGGCCGCACTTCATCTTTGATTTCCTTGTCCTTTGTTTCGC